AAGCAACTTTAAAAATATCTGAAGCAGATTTAGACCGACAAAAGCAAACAAAAGAAGGACAAATAAAAGCAGCAAAAAGAAATGAAAAAATACTTGAAGGTGTATTAACATTTTTATTAATGCCTTTAAAAGTTCTTAATGCAACTTATGACAAAATAAGAAGCAAGATACCTAAGAGTATTTTAAACTTACCGCCAGTAGATATTTTAGGAAGCGTAACAAAGGCAATTGTAGATGCAGATGCCGTTGCAGATGACTTAAACGATGGGATTAAAGATTCAAAGGATAAAATTGATGAATTAAAAAACCAAATTGCAGGTCTTAAATTAGCAGACAAAGCAGCGAAGGTTAAAATGCTAAAGGAAGCAGAAGACAAGGATAAAAAAGAAGTTAAAAGTGCAGAATGGAAAGCTAAAACAATAAAGGATGTTGAACTAACAACACTTGGACAAAGAAACGCTGCTGAAATAGAAATGACCCAAGACTTAATTGACCATAAAGACAACATGGAAGTCCAATTCTACGCTCGACAAAAACAAAGGGATTTAGAAAGAAGGGAACAAGCCCAAGCAACAGCCGAAGCAATTGCCGATACAGCAATAAAAGGATTAAGATTAGTTTCAAGCGTAGCAGATCTATTTGCATCTAAAGATAAAAAGGCCGCAAAGAGAGCATTCAATATAAAGAAGGCCGCAGATATAGCAGAGGCCACAATGAGTGGATACAAAGCAGTAATAACAACATTTGCTAATGCTCCAGGAGGAGTAGTTTTAAAAGGAATACAGGCAGGAATTGCCGGAGCGTTTGCAGCCGTTCAAATAGCAAAGATAGCAAGTGCCAAGTTTGAAAGCGGTGAAACTCCTGCTGATCTAGGAGATGTTCCGTCAGGAGATGGAGGAGGATCTTCAGAAATGGCAGCACCGCAGTTTAACATAGTTGGTGATTCTGGAATCAATCAGTTAGCGGCATTACAGCAACAGCCAACAAAAGCCTTCGTTGTTTCAGGCGAAGTAACAACGGCACAAAGTTTAGACCGAAATAAAATTAATAATGCGACAATTTAAAAAACTAACGTTATTTAACTATGAAAATAATCGAACTAATATTAAACGAAGAAGACGAAACTTCTGGTATCGATGCGGTTTCAATAGTGGAAAATCCTGCAATCGAGGAAACGTTCATCGCTTTAAAAAAGCATGAAATCGAATTGAAAACAATTGATGAAGAAAAACGGATTTTAATGGGTATCGCTCTAGTTCCATCTAAACAGATATATAGAAGGAATGAAAAGACTGAAGATGAATACTATATCTATTTTAGTAAAGAAACTATCAGGAAAGCGAGTCAATTATTCTTAAAAAATTCAAATCAAAATAACGCAACCTTAGAGCATCAGTCAAAAATTTCAGGTATGACCATCGTTGAGAGTTGGATCGTTGAGGATTCGAAGATGGATAAATCTGCATTATATAATTTCAATGCTCCTGTTGGTTCATGGATGATATCGATGAAGGTTGATAATGACGAAGTCTGGTCAAAAGTAAAAAGTGGGGATGTTAAAGGGTTCAGTATTGAGGGCTACTTCGCTGAGAAGCTAGAAGCATCTAAAGTTAAAACAAATGATGAGGTCCTGGCAGAATTAAGATCATTAATTTTAGAATATGAAAAAGAGAAAGACAAAGAAATCAAAAAATAGTACTCCTTCAAATACTTCTCCAAAAGGAAGTAGAAGAGGATGTCTTTGCGAAGATAATACTTATCATGTAGATTGCTGTAACGGCACTCTTATTGCTCAAGGCATAGGGAAAGGATAAAGAAAATACGACAAATAAAATTTAATACGTTATTAAAGAAAAAGTTGAAAATGAAAGAAAATGTTCTAGTAAAAATTAAGACTCTTTTAGGAATGGAATCAGAAGAGATTAAGTTAGCACAAATGAAGTTAGAAGATGGATTGACGATAGTTGAATCAGATTCTTTTAGTGCTGCCGACAGCATAGTAATTATTACGGAAGACGGAAAAGTTCCGCTACCAGAAGGAGACTATACTTTAGAGGACGGAAGATTATTAGTGATTAAAGAGGAAGGGATTATCTTCGAAGTTAAAAAAGCGAAAGAAGAAGAAGAAGTTGAGGAGGTTGTTGAACCTGAAGCGAAGAAAGAAGAGGAATACATGGAGAAGGAAGAAACAGCACCTAAAAAAGTTGTTGAAACAGTTTCAAAAGAATCTTATTTCGCAGAGATCGAGAAATTGAAATCATTGAATGAAAGTTTAAGAAAGGAACTAGAAAGTTTAAAATTGAAATCAACGGAGGAGAAGAAAGAAGAAGTTGAGTTGATGGAGATAAAAGAGGAGGTCAATCCAATTGTTCACAATCCTGAAAACAAAAAGAAAGTTGAAGGATTTAATTATTCTCAAAATAGGAAGGCTACTACTCTAGATCGAGTAATGGAAAAATTAAGTAAATAAATAAATTAAATTATAAATTAAAAAAGAAAAAAATGGCTTTAGATATTACATCAAGTTATGCAGGTGAGTTTTCAGGGAAATACATCAGCGCAGCACTTTTAAGTGCATCTACATTAGATAAAGGTTTGATTACCGTAATGCCTAATGTAAAATATAAATCAGTTCTTCAGGTAGCATCTTATGATGATATCGTTGCTAATGCAGGGTGCGATTATTCTTCTTCAGGGACATTAACTTTAACTGAAAAGGTTATCACTCCGGAAGAGTTCCAAGTTAACGTAACTATGTGTAAAAAAGAGTTAGTTGACGCATGGCAGGCACAACAAATGGGCTTTAGTGCATTCAAAGATATGCCTTCATCTCTAAGTGATTTTATTATCGCTCATACAGCAGCAAAAGTTGCTTCGAGATTAGAAACTAATATCTGGAATGGAGTTAACGCAACTGCAGGTCAATTCGATGGATTTTATACATTAGCAACTGCAGGAGGATCAGGATGCGTAGCAGTTAGCGGCACACCAGTTACAGCGACCAACGTAATTGACGAACTCGGTAAAATTGTAGATGCCGTACCAACAGCGGTGTATGGGAAGGAGGATCTTTTGATCTACGTAGCACCGAATATTGCACGTGCTTACGTAAGAGCATTAGGAGGATTCGTTGCAACAATTGGAGGAGCAGGAGTTGATAACAAAGGGACGAGTTGGTATACAAACGGTGAATTGAGTTTCGACGGTATACCTGTGGTTGTAGCGCAGGGAATGCCTGCATCTTCAGCAATGGCAGCACAAAAATCGAATATGTTTTTCGGTACTGGACTGTTAAATGACACAAATGAAGTAAGATTGATCGATACATCGAACACTTTGGGAGACCAAAACGTGAGAATCGTAATGAGGTTTACGGCAGCGGTAGCGATGGGTATCAATTCTGACGTAGTTATATACTCTTAGAATAATTAATTAATTGAGGAGGATTAATTCCTCCTCTTATTGTAAAACAAAAAAAACTTAAACAAATGGCTTGTGATATTATTGGTGGCAGAACAGAGCAGTGTAAGGACGCCGTAAGCGGTTTACACGCTATCTACTTAATTAACTATGGAGACTTGGATTTTCCTGCGGCAACGACATACGGAACGAGTGAGAATTCAGACCAAATAACAGCAATTGCAGCCGGAGCAATCGATCTTTATAAATTCGAATTGAAAGGTAATAATTCGTTCGAGACTACGATTAACAGTTCACGTGAAAATGGTACGACATGGTTCGAACAAGTATTAACCGTTCAATTGAAGCGTCAGGATGTCAAATCAACGAAGAATGTTAAACTAATTTCTTATGGCAGACCACGTATAATAATTCACGCTCGTGGAGATCAGTGGTTTCTAATGGGATTAGATCAGGGGTGCGATGTAACAGCAGGTGCGATATCTAGTGGGTCGGCACTTGGTGATTTTAACGGATACTCGTTAACGTTTACGGCACAAGAAGAAACACCGGCAAACTTTTTAAACTGCACAACTGTATCTGAATTAGATACTTTAATGGGAGGATCTATTACGATAGTAAGTTCATAATGATAGACTAACGTAGATTTTTCAATTTCTTCTTATATTTAGATTTCAAGGCATGATTTCGGTTATGCCTTTTTTTATTCCAACAAATTTGTAATTTAGCGTTATATTATTATGATAATACTCAAAGTAGATTCTAATCCGCAAACGTTTAAATTCATTCCACGTTCAAAAACTTATGATGGTTTATTTCTGCGTGATGAAAGCACAAATATTGAAACGCAGATAACAATAGATTCAAATACATCTAACGATTATTATGAAACTATAACTGCAACATTCCATACAGCAGTTCCGGCCTTTAATCTAGTTCAGGATAGATTCTACAGAATTTTAATCAAAAATGGAACGGATATAGTTTTCAGAGACAGAATATTTTGCACAAATCAAACGGATCTTTCAAATTATTCTGTTAATGATGGTGTTTACGATTCTCATTCTTCAACAAATGAATTTATTATTTATGAATAGCAATACACATATATTAAATCTAGCTGCTTACGAAGCACCGGAAGTTATCGAATCAACTAGAAAGGACTGGGTTCTTTATGGAGAAAATAATGACTATTTCACGTTCCTGATTGATAATTATAAAAATTCAACTACTAATAATGCAATAATAAATAATATTTGCAGACTAGTATATGGGAAAGGTTTATCGGCCTTAGATGCAAAGAATAAGCCTAATGAATACGCTCAAAGTATAATGCTCTTTGATAAGAATGATTTAAAAAGAATTATTTTAGATTTTAAAATGCTAGGTCAGGCAGCATTCCAGATTCATTATTCAAAGGATCATAAAAAAATTATTAAGGCTTTGCATATTCCGATTCAATTATTAGCACCTGAAAAGTGCAATGAAGACGGAGAAATCGAAGCCTATTATTATTCTGATAACTGGAAGGAAACAAAAAGATTTCCACCTAAAAGAATCGCATCTTTTGGATCATCAAAAGATCAGATTGAAATTCTTTGCTTTAAAAATTATACTCCTGGCATGAAATACTTTTCCTGCGTTGATTACGTTGGAGGATTATCTTACGCAACTTTAGAGGATGAGATAAGCGATTACTTAATTAACGATGTTCAGAATTCCTTCAGTTCCACGAAGGTTGTAAATTTTAACAATGGAATACCAACGGAGGAGCAGCAAAGCATCATAGCGAATAAAGTCCAAAATAAGTTAACAGGAAGTTCCGGTCAGAAAATAATTGTTGCTTTTAATTCGGATGAAACATCAAAAACTACGGTTGATGATATTCAACTGAATAATGCACCGGAGCATTACCAATACCTTGCAGACGAGTGCATGAGGAAGATCATGGTTTCGCACAACGTAACATCACCGTTACTCTTTGGTATTGCTTCAAAGAATGGATTCTCTTCGAATGCTGACGAGTTAAAGGATTCGTCTATCCTTTTCGATAACATGGTAATTAAACCTTTGCAGAACTCAGTTCTGGATGCTATTGAGAAGATACTAGCATATAATGGGGTATCATTAAGATTATACTTCAGGACATTACAGCCTTTAGATTTTAAAGATTTGGATTCAATTGTTGAAGAAGTAAAAGAGGAGGAGATCGAATATAATTTAAAAGATCAACAGATCCTGACAGATGATCAGAAGGATTTCGTTCTAGAGAATTTAGAAGGAGAGTTAATTGATGAAGAAGAGTGGGAGTTAGTAGATAAAAGAATCTATAATAAAGATAATGAAAGCATCGATCAATGGGCAGAGAAATTAATAAAGCCTAAAAAATCAGCATTAACAAAATTAGCTAATATTATTAAAAGTTATCCTAATAAAAAGTCTATGCTAGATAAGGGTATTTATAAAGTTAGATATTCATATGAAAGAATAGCTAAAGCAGCTAAAAGTAATAAAAGCCGAAGTTTCTGCAAAAAGATGGAAGACAGGAATGCGAAAGGCGTAAGATATAGGAAGGAAGATATAGATATGGCATCTTTTCAAGGTGTAAATAATTCCTTTGGACATAAAGGAATGAACTATAGTTTGTTTCGCTTTAAGGGTGGTGTTAATTGTTATCATGTTTGGGCTGAGAATCTTTATAGATTGAAAAAGAAAACAGACGGACAATATTATGAAGATAAATCTTTAAGCAGTTCACAAGAAGTTAATTCAATTCCTTATAAAGTAAATCCATCAGGAAAGAAAGACTCTAAAAAAGCACCAATTGATATGCCTAATCAAGGCCGATACCCAACATAAAAAATAAAAAGAAATGGCAGAAGCATTATTAATATCTAGAGCAGACGTTGTGAAATTCACATCCATGAACGGAAATGTGGATACGGATAAATTTATACAGTATATAAAGATTGCACAGGATACACATCTCCAGAATTATTTAGGGACTGATCTATTGGAAAAGATCCAGGCCGATATTATTGCCGGATCATTAGCAGGAAATTATTTAACATTATTAACGAAATATATTAAACCGATGTTGATCCATTTCGCAATGATGGAATACTTAAATTATGCACCTTATAGTATTTCGAATAAAGGCGTATATAAACATCAGGCAGAAAATTCAGTCACAGCGACATCAGAGGAGATTAATGATCTAGTTGCATCGGAGAATAAAGTAGCTGAACATTATGCTCAAAGATTCGTGGATTATATATGTAATAATTCTAATCTTTTTCCTGAATATAATTCGAATACTGGAAGTGATATGTTTCCAAGTTCAGATGTAAATAACAGCAATTGGTATTTATGAAGAAGATAATAACTAGAAGACCGAAGATTAAAAATATAATTAAGTTAAAAAAATACTTAAAGCAAAATGGCAGAAAAGAAAATATCACAGCTAACAGCTAAGGGAACATTTGTAGAAGACACGGATTTATTTATGATAAGTAAATCTGACGGTGCTGGTGGTTACGATTCAAAGTATTTAACTGGAACGGAATTAAGACAAATAGAACTTAATAAAGAAGGTGCAAGTTATGTTTTGGTTTTAGCTGATGCTAACCGATTGGTAGAAATGGAAAACGGAAGTGCAAACAATTTGACTATTCCTCCGAATAGTAGCGTAGCTTTTCCTGTTGGCACACAAATTTTGATTAGTCAATTAGGAGCAGGACAAACTACGGTTGTAGCAGGTGTTGGTGTAACATTACGTTCAAGTGGTGGAAAGACGAAACTAGCAGCACAATATGCAATGGGTAGTTTGATAAAGAGAGGTACAGATGAGTGGTATTTAGCTGGAGATATAACAACATAAATTATGCAATTAGCAACACACGGAATTTTAGCAAGACCAACGGCAGCAGTATCGTTTTCAAATACGAAATCGGTTGACTTTGACGGTGTTGACGATTATGTAACTTGTGGCACAGATGCTTCTTTAAAACCGACAGCAGCACTTTCAATTTCTTTTTGGATGGAAGGAGTTGGAAGTGGTGATGACTTTGCTATTAGGTGTGGTTCATCTACATTAAGTAACAATTACGGTTATGGCTTTAGAATTGTTTCTTCTACGGATTATTGGTTTATTTTAGGAAATGGCAGCGCAAGTTCTTCGCTTAGAATTTCAAGCCCTGCACCTTCTTCAGGATGGCATCACTTTCTATGCACTTGGGATGGCACAACTCAGACAATGTTTATAGATGGAGTATCAGCAGGAACAGCAACCTTTGCTACGACATTAGCTTATGATGCAGGAGCATTCTTTTTAGGTGCAAGAAACACCACAGGAAATAAAGATTTTTTAGGGAACTTGGATGAGGTTGCAATTTGGAATAGTGACCAAAGTGGAAATATCGGTTCTATTTATTCTGCAAGTGGTGGTGTTGATTTAAGCAGTTTAAATCCAATCTCTTGGTGGCGAATGGGAGACGGAGACACATATCCAACACTAACTGACAATGGTAGTGGTGGGAATAATGGAACAATGACAAATATGGTAAGTGGGGACATAGTGACAGATGTTCCATAAACAATAAAAAAACGAATTAAAATGGCAGTAACAAACGGATTTGGGCAAGGAGTAATTAACAACACAATAGAGTGGGGAAAAGGTTCTACGAATGCAACAAATGGTTGGGGCGAAATTTACGAAGATTCGCCAAGTGGAGATACGGCAATAGAAGGTGCAAGTTTTACAAATGTTTATTCGACAGAATTTGACGGTGTTGACGATTATGTGGATTTAGGAAATCCAACAGAATTGCAGTTTACATCTTCTTTTAGTGTTTCTTTATGGTTTAAAAGTAGCGACACAAGTGATTATGTTTTAATATGCAAAGACAAAACAAATGGTCATTCAATAAACGAGAGGTCGTGGCATTTATGGGGCAACAGATATGGTGGTACTTCAGAAATTACTTTTGGAGTTAGAAATAGTTCAAGTGTTTTTTCAGTAGCAGGAACTACTGACCATAACGATGGAAATTGGCATCACGTAGTAGCAACATTTGAAGCATCAACTAATTTAAAACTTTATGTTGACGGAAGTTTAGAGGCTGAAAATCCTCAATGGAATTTACCTGCAACGATAAACAATGTTACAACAAATGTAGGTATAGGGACATCAATAGGTAGTGGTGCTTGGTATATGAACGGCAAAGTGGACGAGGTTGGTTTATTCAATAGCGTTTTATCCGCAAGTGATGTGACAGCAATTTACAATAGTGGAACGCCACAAAGTCTTGATGACTATTCGCCAGTTGGCTATTGGCGATTTGAAGAAGGTAGTGGAACAACGGCAATAGATAGTGGAAGTGGGGGAAATGATGGAACTTTAGTAAATGGAACGGCATATAGTACAGACGTGCCAACTTAAATAAAAAATTATGATATACGCAACGATTAACATAGACGATTTACAAAAAGTAGACTTTGGACAAGTAGGAGAAACTTCAGCAGATACTATTCGCAAAAGTTTAGACCTTACACAATTTGTTATTAAGTGGAAAAACGAACCAACTTTTATAAAAGATGGCGAAGTAACACCAATAGAAATTTATACACACGCAGAAGTGCTTGTAT